GGGGGGCAAGAACATAACTTCATTGGAAGTGCTGCGCCTATTGACGAAGATGTTTTTGCAGCACCAACAGTAAGAAAGATACGTCAAAAGCATTATAGTGAATTATTGGATAGGTTTAGGGAATGGTTAACCCCGGAACGAGAAGAGAAGTACGGCATCAGGATGCCTATTCGGTCTACTTCTCCTGAATACCCGTCAACCCTAGACAAAATCATAGATTTTATAAGAGGCCGATAACATGGCTATTGAAAGAAGTTTGTATGGACCCCCTGAAGGACTAGAGGTTGAGGAAGAGACAGAATTAAAGATCGGCATTGTTAATCCTGAAATGGTCACAATGGACGACGGCAGTGTTGAAGTAACACTTGTTCCTGAAGACGGGCTGGAAGACATGGCGGGCGCACCGTTTGAGGATAATCTGGCTGAATACCTTGAAGACAATGAACTTACTGAGATTTCCTCAGAACTTACAGGTCATTTTGAAGCAGATGTTAGCAGTCGTAAGGACTGGGCTGAAACCTTCGTCAAAGGCTTGGATGTACTGGGGTTCAAGTATGAAGAGCGAGTGGAACCTTGGGAAAATGCCTGTGGTGTATATTCTAACGTACTAGCAGAAGCTGCTATTCGCTTCCAAGCAGAAGCGATGAGTGAGACTTTCCCCGCTGCTGGCCCTGTCAAGACCAAGATTTTAGGAGAGATAACCAAAGATAAAGAAGACGCGGCGCTGCGCGTTAAAACTGATATGAATTATGAGCTTACAGATGTCATGGTGGAGTATCGGCCAGAACATGAACGGTTACTCTACAGTCTTGGTTTGGCGGGGTCAGCGTTTAAAAAAGTGTATTTCGACCCTAATCTTGGCAGACAGGTTGCTATTTACATACCCGCTGAAGACGTGGTTGTACCTTATGGGGCGTCTAATCTGGAAACAGCGGAACGTGTTACGCATATTATGCGTAAGACAAAAAATGAATTGGTGAAACTACAAGCCGCTGGGTTCTATCGTGAGGTGGAGCTGGGCGACCCCATGACGTTTCGCACGGATATAGAGGAAGCAAAAGCTAAAGAGGATGGTTACTCTCTTAATGCAGATGACCGGTACTGTGTGCTCGAAATACATGCTGACCTGATTATTGATGGCGTTGAGCAACCAGAACGAGAAAGGTCACGGGGCATGGGGTTAGCCCGTGGAGAGGAGCGGGATGATGATGAGCTTCAAATAGCTAAACCCTATGTAGTTACTATAGATCAGGGTACAGGGACAATATTAGCTATACGCCGTAACTGGGACCCCGACGATTCTTTGACGCTCAAGCGTCAACATTTTGTCCATTACTCCTATGTACCGGGTTTTGGCTTCTATGGTCTTGGTTTAATTCATATTATTGGTGGTTATGCCAGAGCAGGAACCTCCCTTATACGTCAGTTAGTTGACGCTGGTACGTTGTCGAACCTGCCCGGTGGTTTGAAATCACGGGGGCTTAGAGTTAAAGGAGACGACACGCCAATCGGTCCCGGTGAATTCCGTGATGTAGATGTACCAAGCGGAAGCATTAAAGAGAACATAATGACGCTCCCTTACAAGGAGCCAAGCCAGACCCTGCTTGCACTACTCAAGCAAATCACTGAAGAGGGCCGCAGGTTAGGGGCCATCAGTGATATGAATATCTCCGACATGAGTGCAAACGCACCGGTTGGAACTACCCTTGCTCTCCTAGAACGTACCCTCAAGCCAATGGCGGCGGTACAGGCGCGTGTCCACTACTCGATGAAGCAGGAATTTAAACTGCTGCGGGCCATCATTGCTGAGTATGCGCCGGAAGAATATATGTATATGCCTGACCGGGGGGAACCCCGTGCTCGTCAGGCAGACTATGAAATGGTCGAGGTTATCCCGGTTAGTGATCCCAATAGCAGCACGATGGCTCAAAGGGTGGTGCAGTATCAGACCGTGTTGCAGATGTCGCAAGCGACTCCGCAGATATATGACCTGCCTCAGTTACACCGGCAGATGATCGAAGTGCTGGGGATTAAGAATGCAGATAAGCTTGTTCCGACTAAGGACGATATTAATCCGACTGATCCAGTAAGCGAGAATATGAGTATTTTGGTGGGTAAACCTGTTAAAGCGTTTATATACCAAGATCAAGATGCACATATTCAAACACATCAAGCATTCTTACAAGACCCGCAGATCGCTGCATTCGTAGGGCAGAACCCAGCCGCACAGCAGGTAGTAGCTGCATTACAAGCCCATATGGCGGAGCATGTAGCCTTTAGTTACAGAAGGCAGATAGAAGAACGGCTGGGTGCGCCGCTTCCGCTACCGGAGGAGGAGCTGCCGGAACTTATGGAAGAGAATCTGTCTAGGTTGCTGAGTGAAGCTGCTATAGAACTTTCTAAGCAAAAACAAGCGGCTGCCGCGCAACAACAGGCACAACAGCAAGCGCAAGACCCGGCATTTCAGCAGAAGCAGGCAGAATTGCAGTTGAAGGGTGGTGAACTCCAACGCAAAGCCGCTAAGGATGCTATGGATGGGGCACTTGATCAGGAACGTCTGGAGCTGGAAAGGAAAAAAGCAGCCACAACTGCAACATTAGAAGCTAATCGCATAGCCGCACAGAACCAAGCTGCTGAAGCTAAGAATGATATTGACGAAGCTAAGACCATGCTTGATATGGCAAAAGCGGCAGCAGAGGATGAAAAAAATAGGGCAGAAGCCCGTAGAGCTGCGTCTGAAGCGGAGCGTGACAATAGAGAGGATAGGTAATGGTACAAACCGTCTTTGACGTGCTTGATAAAAAACTTGTAGAAATGCAAAAGCAGCATGAAGAATTTCTTAGTGGAGGTAGCGCTCAAGACCACGCTGAGTATAAGGAATCGTGTGGGGTGATACGGGGTCTAGCCGCTGCACGCAGAGAAATTGAAGACCTTTCGCGCAATTATATGGAAGATGAAGATGACTGAGATGACAGCTTTAGAGATGAAGCGCAAAGAAAAAATAGAAAAACAGGAACAGGAAGAAGTAGTTCTTGAGAAGCAGATACCTAAACCCGTAGGTTACAGGGTGTTGGTAGCCCTCCCCGGCATCGATGAGAATTTCGGTGAAGGGAGCATTGCCAAGGCCACCCAGACCATGCGGGAGGAATATATCCTTTCTATGGTGGGGGCTGTAATCGATATGGGTGACCAAGCTTATACAGATGAAGCTCGATTTCCCACAGGGCCGTGGTGTAAAGTAGGTGATTATGTAATGTTTCGTGCCAATACTGGTACGCGTTTTAGGGTAGGCCAACAGGAATACCGCATGATGAATGATGATTCCATTGAGGCCATTGTTGATGATCCGGGGGCTATCTCCCGTGCGTGAGGAATAAATTATGGCTATACAACAAGTTGAATATGAATTTCCTGATCCTGATAAGGACAAAAATTTGCAGGAAGTAGAAGTGCCAGAAAAAGAACCTGAAGCTCCAGAGCTTGAAGTCGAGGAGGCGGTGGGGCGTGAAGATATAAAAAAGCCGTCTAAAAAAGAAAAAGATACAATAGAGGCTGGAGAGGTTGAAATAGAAGTAGAAGATGATACCCCCGCTGCTGATAGGGGCCGTAAAGCCTCTGAGGCTCCTGAAAAAGTTACCAACGAAGAACTGGATACTTATTCTGATAAAGTAAAAAAACGTATTCAGCATTTTAGTAAGGGCTACCATGACGAACGCAGGGCTAAGGAAGAGGCGCAGCGTGAATATGGAGCGATGGAGGACTATGCTAGAACACTTGTTGAAGAAAACCAACAACTTAAAACTAAAGCAGATCAAAATCATAATGCGTTAATTGAGTCTGCTAAAAAACAAGTCCAATCAGAAGTTGCTGTAGCTCAACAACAATATAAGCAAGCTCATGATGCAGGTGAAACTGACGCCATTGTTGCGGCACAACAGGTTTTAAATAATGCTCAAATTCGAGCAGCCCAAGTTAGCAGTATGCGGCCTAAAGCAGTAGGACAGATACGCGGGGCTTTACAAGCTCCACAAAATACTGTTCAATCACAAGAATCCGCACCCCGAATGCAGTTTGAGCATGATGAAAAAGCTTCTGGGTGGGCGGATAAGAACACTTGGTTCGGAAACGGACCTGAAGGTGATCCAGAAATGACGTCGTTCGCTTTTGGGTTACATACAAAATTAGTTAATGAGGGCATCAACCCTCAATCTGATGAATACTACGAGAAAATTGATTCTCGTATGCGAGAGATATTTCCCGATCAGTTTGATGACGGGATAGACAACTCAGGGGAACCGAGGAAAAAATCTAGCAATGTGGTTGCACCCGCTACGCGGAGCACGTCACCAAAGAAGGTGAAATTAAAACAATCACAAATAGCTATAGCGAAAAAACTTGGAGTCCCACTGCACAAATACGCCGAACAGGTGGCTGATTTAGCGAGGAATCAAAATGGTTGATGAGAACAGGCTTGGCCGAGAACTGGAAACCCGTGATAAGGAATCTAGAAAACGTGCATGGAGTAAACCGGAAGTGCTTCCGACTCCTACGCCCGAAGAAGGTTATACTTTTCATTGGGTGCGTGTTAGTACACGCGGGCAAGATGATCCTACCAATGTTTCCTCCAAACTACGTGAAGGC